TCGACAATGCATTTTTTCACGAAGCAATTTGTCTGGAGTATCGATTATCTGGCTAAGTTTGTATGTTCTATATATCGGTTGTCCGGGCCAAGTTTTATACACAGGTTTCTGTCCCCATTCGAGGATCATCATACCGCGTTCGTCATCGCCTGCATCTGCATAGTTGTGCGGAAATGCATTACCAATATAAACAATATTGCCTTTGGTTTGTCTTTTATGGAAGTGACCTGTGAACACATATTCTTGATTTGCAAAATGTGTGCTTTGTAACTGTCCATGATCGGGCATCTGCACCATAGCGTTCATGTAAAAATGCGGCAATTCAAGGTGCCCGAACATATAACGACTTTTAATTTTGCTGACTTCTTTCCATTCATCTCCGATTAACCACGGCATGATAGTAACATCGCCGTCTGTGATCGTATGGTTGACCACAGTGATGTTGGGAAATAGTCTTGCAAATTCAAGACTATGAATTTCACGTTTGTCTTTATAAAATTCATCATGATTACCCATGATAAGATATACACGTTCGAATGAATTGTTTAGGGTTTCTAGATTACTAACAGTATAGTTCATAGTAGAAACATCAGTTGTGCTTCTATTATGATGCCAATCTCCTAGAAAAATTGCTGTCTCGCAACCTTCCGCCCGCGCAGTTTCACAGAACCAATCTACGAACTCTTCGCAATCTTGGTTGTGTGTGCGACTACCAGACTTTAAACCAAAGTGTATATCCGTAAAACAGGCTACTTTTTTAAATAGATTCATAGAATTATAATAACTTTTTTAAAAGTAAATGTCAATCCCAATCAGACGTATCAATAGTAATTGGAGCAGAAGGAGCACTTCCGCCTCCGCTATTTTGTCTAGTCCAACTTGGATTCATACCGTTCATTTCGAGAATGTCGTCTCTAATGTTTTGGTTACGTTTCTCAATGTTGATAATTCTAACGAATGAATTAGTGACAGCAGCAGTATAGTAAGCAAAAGGATTATCAGATTTGCTCTCATCGAATTGTAGTCCTATTTGAGTTAGTTGAAGAATGGCTTGACCTTTCATCTCATCGTTGTAGGTATAGCCCCTGACGTTACCTCTGGTAGCGTAACGATCACATAATTTTAAAAACATGCGAGCAAGATTATCAGTCATCTGCCCGTGATCCTTGGAAAACTTTCCAGTTTTAAGACCGCCCTGCCAATGACTCTTTCCTACTAAAATTAGATTATCATTGTCGTCAAACTTCCAATGTTGGAAAGGAGGAAAGTTTACCTTTTCGTGACTATCGGCAGTATTTTTTAGAGTCTTTTTACGACCCGGTGCCAACGGCACATGTTCGAAAGTCATTACGCGAAACACTACGTCTTGTTTTGAAACTTTTTTATAATCAATTTCAAAATCTTTAGCACTGAGTTTTTTTCCCTCGGCTAATACTGCGGCTTCGTGAGCCTTTTTAGACATCTTAGCAGCTTTATTTCTTTTGGCTTCTGCTATGGTCCTAACATTAATCTTATCTAAGCTAGTAACAATCATGTCATATTCACTGTATTCTTGTTTTGTAAAGCTACAGTAGGTATTTTTGCTTAGGTGTATTTCTCTTAAGAGATCTTTGTTAGTTAGGTATTTTATTTTTGGTGGTGCGTTCATGTATCTGAATTCTCCTATTTAAATTATAATAGCATATTTTTACTAAAATAAATAGAGTATAACATTAGGAATTTACTCAAAATGTCGTTATCTATTAACCCTATAGCAAAATTGGTGGCACAGGTCTCTAGTTCCATATCTCAAGCTACTAATCAAGCACAGGCAAATTTGCCTGCTGTTGGTGATGCAATAACCAAGGCTAATTTAGATGCTAAAGTATCACAATTAAGTGGCGGTTTAAACAGCGGCTTAAATGGATTATCTGGTGGAGCAGATTCCTTGCTTGCCGGAGCAAAATCTGCATTAAACGGTGTATCTGGTGTGTCATCTAGTATTCCTGGTGTAGGTTCTTTAGGCAGTCTACAAAGTGTAACTGGTAGCATCAGTAATATTACTGCAGATATCTCCGGAGGATTAAACAAACTTGCGGGAGGCAACCTAGCGGGAGGTCTGCAAAGTTTAGCTGGTTCTATTTCAAAAGGTGCCGGAATGTTAAACAATATTCTTAGCCTTGGTAGGGGAGCTAATCTTCCTAGCGGCGGCGAATTATTTTTAAAACAAGGAACACCAATACAGTTGTTCCCGGGAACCAAAGGTGATTGGAGAGTAAGAATCACCTGCCAGTGGAATATTTTTAACTCACCTTTATTTAAACCGTTAGAAAGAACAGGCGGTGTCGTTTGGCCGTATAATCCAAACATTACAATCAGCACCAAAGCAGAATATAATTCTATTAGCACTATCCACAGTAACTATCAAATGTATGGCTACAAGAACAGCACAGTAGATGACATTACTATCAGCGGAGAGTTTACCTGCGAAACAGAAACAGATGCAGCATACTGGATCGCAGCAACTACGTTCTTTAAGACAGCAACAAAAATGTTTTTTGGTGAAGGCGCCCTAGCAGGAAATCCTCCACTAGTCTGCAATCTAACTGGATACGGTAGTAGTGTGTTTGATAAAGTTCCTGTAATAATTAAATCATTCTCTGTTGATTTGAAAGAAGATGTAAACTACATTAACTGCAATACATTCGGAACTAATACATGGGTTCCAGTAGTCAGCACTATTTCGGTAACAGTAGCACCTGTTTACAATAGACGCAGACAACGTAAGTTCAATCTTGAACAATACTCGAGAGGAACTCCGTCGAGCGGAGTAGGATACCTATAATATGGCACAGTATACTCAATCAAGTCCTTGGGCAATAACATCACAAAATAATTTATATCTCGAGCTATTAAACATTAGACCGGTTCCTGCAGAGCCGGATGATTTTAGATATGTTATAGAAAGTCAATATAGATATAGGCCAGATTTGTTAGCCTATGACTTATACGGCAATCCTAAATTATGGTGGGTATTTGTTCAACGCAATATGGATGCAATTAAAGATCCCATCTATGATTTTGAAACTGGGACTGTAATCTATATTCCTAAAAAATCTAATTTAGAAAAGTTTCTAGGAGTCTAATGTGATTAGAGATCTTGGAAAGTCTATAGCTAATCTTATAAAACCAGACGGTAGCGGTATACTAGCAAGTCCGGGTGCTGGTTCTATAACTAAAGGTTATGCTTCTGTAGTTACAGGACTAACTACCAGCAAAGCGACTGATGCTCTTAAAGGTGGTATATCATCAATCCTTGCCGACGCAGGTTTGTTCAATCAGATCAATACCACGCCTCAAAACATAGTTCCTAATCCTTTAGAAAATTTTGCTCACTATACTCCAATATGGACCTTTGCCTGTTTAGAGCCTAAGCAATATAATAATCCAGCAAGTTACAGAGGAAACCCGGCAGCACTAAAACATATTGTTTTTGCCAGCGGAGGAAGATTTGACAGTCAACGAGTTAATACAGTTCACGGTGCTCCGGAATATTTTATCAATAATTTTGTTATGGAGACTGCGATCTCTGGAACAGTTAAGACAGGTAATTCAAACGCTTTCAAATTTTCATTTGATATAGTAGAACCTCACAGCATGGGTCTATTATTACAGAGTATGCAGAATGCTGCGATTAAAGCAGGCTATAATAACTATCTAAATAATTGTCCTTTTGTTCTCCGTTTAGACTTTATGGGTTATGACGAAGATGGTCGAATAATGACTTCGATTAAGCCTAAATTTTGGACAGTGGCTCTAACCAAAGTAACATTCTCAGTAAACGAAAACGGCAGTGTTTATAAGGTAGACGCTGTGCCGATGAGCCATAAAGGTTTTTCAGATATCACTAACATTGTTTACACAGATGTAAAAATTGCCTGCTCTGAAACAGGACCAGATGCCGGCACAGTGAAAGATGTTTTAGTTTCAGGAGAAAAAAGTCTTTGTGCATATCTAAACGATCTTGAACAAAAATATCTTGACGAAAAACAGATCAAAATAAAAGATGTTTATGTTATTGAATTTCCGGAAAAATCAGATGAATTTTTAAACGCATCACCTATTCCTGGAACTGAAAGAAAAGCCACGCTTGATCCTAACGCCAAAGATAGGGTAACTGTTGCAGGTAAAAATGTAGCGGTGTCCTTAGATTTTGGATCTAACGATATAGGTGCAAGTGATTTTGGTTTTGATCAGAAGTCTGGCGGTAATTATCCGTTCGCTCGATACGGTGATAAAGTTGATCCTAAGACGGGTGTTGTGTCTAGAGATAGGATGCAGATCAATCCTAAAACTAGAGTTTTTCAATTCACACAAAAACAAAGTATAACGTCGATTATTAACCAAGTGATATTGAATTCTGTTTACGCTAAAAAAGCCATCGATCCAAAAAATTTAACTCCGGAAGGATTTATCAAGTGGTGGAGAATTGATGTCCAGGTTCAATTATTAGATCTAGATCCGTTGATCGGAGAATATGCACAGAAATTTATTTTCCGTGTTGTTCCTTACATGGTCCATCATACTATTTTTAGTCCTCCGACCGCAGCACCAATTGGTTACGATGAACTTAAAAAACAAATCTGTAAACAATACAATTATATCTATACAGGACAAAACGTAGATGTTTTAAAATTTGATATTCAAATTAACAATTTATTTTTTACAGGTAAAAATACCAGCTCTGAACAGAAGAGCGGCTCAGTATCTAATCAAGACCAAAAAGGTGTAGCCACTGATACTGTAAAAGGTGCAAAGACCACAGAAGGTGCGGCACCCACCGCGCAACAGGCTACTATGGGTCGAGCAAGAGTTAAAAAAGATCCAGCTACACTGAGCAATATTGCGGGCGGAAATTCAGATAAAGACACAGAACAAAAAGTAGCTGAAGCTTTTCATAAATCATTTATTACTGCAGGTAGTGGCGATTTAGTAAACGTTGATCTAGAAATTATGGGAGATCCTTACTGGCTAATTGACAGCGGCATATCAAATTATTTTGCTAGACAAAGTAATAAAAGTAAATTATTAACTGAGGACGGAACAATGAATTATGAAGGAGGAAATGTGTTTGTTTATTTGACATTTAGAACCCCTTCAGACCTAGATGAAGTTACTGGTTTATATCAATGGCCAAAAGACGGAGGAGAAAGTCCGTTTAGTGGAATTTATCGTGTAACAAAATGTGACAATACATTTACAGACGGTATCTTTAAACAAAAACTTAAATGTGTTAGACAACCTGGACAGAGTCAAGATTACGGCAAACAGAATCCTAATGCTATCGGTAATCTTGTTATCGACAAACTTAAATCTATGGCTACTACTGTTGCAGGCGAAGTTAAAGATAAAAGCACTCCGGCTCAAGAACCGATATACGGAGGCGAAGGCGAATAATGGCACAAGAAAAACGATCATCGTATTCGGCAAGAGAAGGCGCAAGTTTAGAAAATGGTCCTTATCTAGCTAGGATCGTGGGACATCTAGACCCTAGTCTTATGGGCAGTCTAGAAGTAACATTACTAAGAGAGCAGGGCAATACCGTAGGTGACGACAATCAAAGTTACGTGGTCCGATGTGCAATGCCGTTTTTCGGCTATACTGCTTTTGAGTTCATGGGGCAGAACGATGCTTCTAAAAAAACCATAGATGGATATAACGACACACAAAAGAGTTATGGTATGTGGTTTGTTCCGCCTGATATTGGTGTTAACGTTTTAGTATTTTTTGTTAACGGAGACCCTAGCCAAGGTTATTGGATGGGCTGTGTTCCTGGAAAGTTTATTAATAATATGGTGCCTGCAATAGCAGGGTCTACTGAAGTAGACATGGATTCGGATGATAAGAAAAAATACGGAACAAAACAACCGCTGCCTGTGGCAGAGATCAATAAAAAACTTAATACTAAGACCCAGACCATTGATCCAGACAAAATAAAAAAAGTTGTTCATCCTATAGCTGATAGATTTTTAGAACAAGGATTATTAGAAGACGACACTAGAGGCGTAGTAACAAGTTCTGCAAGACGAGAAGCGCCAAGTGCAGTATACGGTATTAGCACTCCTGGACCATTAGACAAAAGGCCCGGAGCAAAAAAATCTCTAATAGGTAAACAAGAAGACCTTACACAAACAACGGTTCCGGTTAGTCGATTAGGTGGAACACAATTTGTTATGGACGATGGCGATGAACGCTATCAAAGAAAAAAATCTGCTAAAGAAGGACCGGTAGAGTATGCAGATGTATTAGCCGGTGAAAAAGGTGATCCTACAATTCCCTATGGCGAATGTTTAAGATTACGCACAAGGACGGGTCATCAGATACTTTTACATAATTCTGAAGATTTGATTTATATCGGCAATGCTAGAGGAACTACGTGGATAGAATTAACTAGCAACGGCAAAATAGATATCTATGCCAAAGATAGTGTTAGTGTTCACACAGAAAATGATTTAAACATTCGAGCTGACAGAGATATTAATTTAGAAGCTGGTCGAAATATCAATATGAAAGCTATCGGTGGTCGCACAAGAATGGAAATGGCACAAAATTGGGAAGTGCTAGTCGGCCAAGATGGCAAAATCTCAGTAGGCGGTGTATACGAGCATGTAGCTGTTGGAGACACTAAAATCACAGTAGGTGCTAATTTTGATCTTCGTGTAGGCGCTGCCAGCAAATTTACAGCCAGTGGAACTACAGATATCAAGAGCGGCGGGAATATCACGCAGAGTGGCGCTAGAATTGACTTAAACAGTTTTCCAGCAGTTACCGCTGCTGCGGCCACGCCAATTGAACCTATACCAACACACGATAATATTTCGACAAGTGTTGATGCAGGATGGGATAAAAGATACATTTCAGAAAATATTAGTAGCATTATGAAACGTGTTCCTATGCATGAGCCTTGGCCTCTGCACGAAAACCAAGCACCAGAACAATTAACACCTTCTAACACAGATAGGGAAGTATAATCATGGCAAATAAACTTTATAATCAAAAAACTGTAGCAACTAATACAGCTAGTATAGGAACACAAGGCAACACCAGTTTTGCCTATAAGGGATTCAATTCTTTAGAAAGTAAACGAAACTATAAATTATTCGATGTTGATCTTGTTAAGCAAGACCTTATAAATCACTTCTATATCCGCAAGGGAGAAAAATTAGAAAATCCAGAATTTGGCACAGTGATCTGGGACATTCTTTTTGAGCCTTTCACAGAAGAAGTTAAAAATATCATTTCAAAAGATGTTGAAGAAATTATAAACTACGACCCGAGAATTTCAGTTAACGAAATACAGATAGATAGCACAGATCAAGGTATTAGAATACAGGCAGATATTACCTATATTCCATTTAACATCAACGAAAGAATGACATTTAACTTTGATAAGAACAACAGTATTATTAACTGACCATATTATTTTGTTTGGTAAATATTAGATAGGACCGAAAAAATGACAACAACATCTAGACAAAATAATTTAATTCTAAATCAAGATTGGACTAGAATCTATCAGACATTTAAAAATGCTGATTTCAAATCTTACGATTTTGAAAACTTACGCAGAGTTATTATTACCTATCTGCGTGAAAATTATCCAGAAGATTTTAACGATTATATTGAGAGCAGCGAATACATGGCTCTCATTGATGCAGTTGCATTTCTAGGACAAAGTCTGGCTTTTCGGATAGATTTAGCCAGCAGAGAGAATTTCATTGAACTAGCTGAAACTAAAGAAAGTGTTATTCGTTTAGCGAAGATGTTGAGTTATAATGCTAAACGCAATGTTTCGGCACAAGGTCTTTTAAAATTTACAACAGTTACTACAACAGAGGAAGTGTTTGATAGTAACGGAAAAAATCTAGCACAACAAATTATTAGTTGGAATGATCCTACAAATACTAACTGGTTAGAACAATTTATTTCAGTGTTAAATTCTGCAATGGCAGATAATACAGAATTTGGTCGAAGCCAGGGATCTGCTGTAATTCAAGGAATACAAACAGAACAATATAGATTTAGAACTATTTCTGCAGACGTTCCTATCTACTCTTTTAGCAAGACTGTAGCCGCTAGAGGAATGGCTTTTGAAATAGTGTCAACAGCATTCAAGGGAGCAGAGTCTCCCTATGAAGAACCACCAGTTCCTGGCAATCAAATAGGATTCATTTATAGAAACGATGGTTCTGGACCAGGAAGCGCAAACACTGGTTTTTATATGATGTTCAAACAAGGTAGTTTAGAACTTGCAGATTTTTCTATAGACGTTCCAACTACTAACGAAACTGTAGCAGTAGACGCTACCGGAATTAACAATGATGATGTTTGGTTGTTTGGTCTAAGCGCGGGCGGGATTCAACTCGACCAATGGACTCAGGTAGCTAATCTAGTAGGAAATAATATTGTTTATAATAGTATTTCTCAAAACATAAGAAACATTTATTCTGTAGTTACCAAAGACAAAGACAGAGTTGAATTAGTGTTTGCTGACGGAATTTATGGTAATCTTCCTCAAGGAAGTTTTAGAGTATATTATAGAACAAGCAACGGTTTGTCTTATACTATATCTCCTAACGAGATGAGAGGAATTAATATCACTATTCCTTACACCAACAAACGAGGAGAAGAGCATAATCTTACAATCGGCTTAGCTTTACAATATACTGTGGCTACATCTGCACCTTCAGAAGGCATTGACACTATTAGAACAAATGCTCCTGCTAGTTTCTATACACAAAATAGAATGATCACAGGAGAAGATTATAATCTTGCTCCGTTGACCAGTAGTCAAAATATTTTAAAAGTAAAATCAGTTAATAGAACCAGTTCTGGAATTTCTAGAAATTTTGACATCATAGATGCTACCGGACGCTACAGTTCTGTTAATGTGTATGCGAACGACGGCTACATTTATAAAGAAGAAACAGAAAAAGTTTTAACTTTTAAGTATACTAGTAGAATCGATGCAATCAATTTTATTAGAAGAACAGTAGAACCTCAGTTTTCAAACGATGATACATTCAATTTTTATCTTACAAAATTTGATAAGATTCTGTTCACATCGGGAGAAACGATTGAATGGAAGACCATTACTTCAGATGTGAGTCAGTCGACCGGATATTTTAAGAACGGAACTTTTTTATCTAAAGTTGGATCTTATGCTACTAACAGTTTAAAATATGTAACAGCTGGATCTTTAATTAAATTTGTTCCTCCTACGGGTTTTGCATTTAAGAAAAACAAAATTGTAGCCGCTGATTCTAGCGACCCGGACCAGCTAAAATATATTTGGGCCAAAGTAGTTAAGGTAGTGGGAGACGGAACCAACGCTGGTAGAGGAACATTACCGTCTGGTCTAGGCCCTGTTACTTTGAGCGAAAATATTCCAATGGATGTAGCAACAGACAGATATGCGATTGCTACTAGAGTAGTTCCAAAGTTTGTAAATGATTTATCTACAGCTATTGAAACTGAAATGGTAAATCAAATATCTCAAGATTTAAATTTTGGTTTGCGATATAGTGTATCAGAACAAACATGGAAAATTATCACAGCTACAAACTTAGATTTATTAAGTGATTTTAATTTAGGTAAATCTGGAGATACAACAAATGCGGCTCTTGATAGTTCTTGGATTATCGCTTTTGTAAAAGAAGCAGACAGATACAATATAAGAATCAGAGGATTGAATTATATATTTGGTAGCATCCAACAAAACAGATTCTATTTCGATGCCAACGAAAAAGACTATAATGATCGCCTAGGCAAAGTTGTTAAAGATACTGTAAGCATACTAGGAATAAACACAGCTAAAGATAGAATCACCCCATTGATATCTGATATCGATTTCGAAATCGCAGATACTATTAAGTTTGACGATGGATATGAAAGTATTCAGGAAATTAAATTAGCCTTCAAAGATACCGACGATGATGGCGCTATCGATAACCCAGATGCGTTTGAAGATGTCGTGGGAGAAGACAGTCAATTAAGTTACATTTTCTTCCAAGAGATTGTTGATGACAACGGATATGTGACTAGAACATTAATCGATAATTCAAATGATACAATATTAGTATATCAGAAAGAATCATTGATCAACATCAACAACTTTGAAGACGGTCAGTTAATTTATTTCTATGATGTAAATGAAAATCGTGTGAAGCGTGTTAATAAAACTACAAATACTTTAGATTTAGAAAATTCTTATAGAGGAGTTTTTGGTAGATCTGATATTAAGTTTCAGTATATTCACAACGCCAGCATCAATAGAAGAATAGACCCAAGCGCCAGCAATATTGTTGATGTTTATTTGTTGACAAGAAGTTATAATACATCGTTTAGAAATTATTTGGCTGGCGCTGCTAATAAACCAGAACCACCGAATAGCGATAGTTTAAGAATAAGCTTCGGTCTAAAACTAGATAATATTAAATCCATCAGCGATGAAATCATTTATCATCCGGTAGAATATAAAGTTTTGTTTGGATCTAAAGCAGACGAAAAACTTCAAGCATCATTTAAGGTAGTTAAAAATCCTACTAAGAATATAAACGACAACGATCTTAAGGTTAGAATTATTAATGCTATTAATGAATTCTTTGACGTAAACAATTGGGATTTCGGTGATAAGTTTTATCTTAGTGAAATGATCACTTATGTTATAAACAGCGTATCACCTGATGTAAGTAACATGGTAATATTACCAAGACAGCCTAGCCAAGAATTTGGCAGCTTGTTTGAAATTCAAAGTAAGAGCAGCGAAATATTTGTCAGCGGCGCAACCGTCGACGATATTGAAATTGTATCGGCTATTACAGCAGCAGAGGTAAGAGCCAGTGTTAATAGTATTGTAAGTTCAACATAATATGGCAGATAAAAAATTTCCAAAAAGCGGACTACCTGTTAGAAAAACTGTAGACCTATTACCGGCAGTCTTTAGAACTCCTACTAACGATAAATTTTTATCGGGCGTATTAGATCCTTTGGTTCAACCGGGAGTGTTAGAAAAAACTGTAGGTTATATTGGTCGTCGATACGGAAAAACTTTCAACGGAAAAGACGTTTATCTTGACACAGACAATACATTACGTAGCAGATATCAATTAGAGCCTGGAGTAGTTTATAGTAAAGATCAAAAAATATTAGATTATTATGACTACCTTGATTTTAAAAATCAATTAAAGTTTTTTGGTAATAATGAAGATCGAGACGATCTCTTTACCAGTCAAGAGCACTATACTTGGAACCCACCGATTGACTGGGACAAGTTTGTAAACTATAGAGAATATTTCTGGGCACCAGAAGGACCTCCATCTGTGCAGGTATATGGGCAGTCGGCTGCGATAGTCAGCACCTATAAAGTTAAAAGTTCTGTAAACAGTTTTATATTCACACCAGATGGATATACAAACAACCCTGCCTTAACTTTATATAGAGGGCAAACTTATAAATTTGTGGTAAATCTTCCTAATGATGGATTTGCTATCAGATCAAGTTACGATACTGGTTCATTGACCTACGATCCTAATAGAACTTATTTTGCTGGTTCAGTAGTTGTTTACGATAATAAACTATGGAAAGCTAAAGTTGAAGTATTAGCTAATGACGGAAGCAGCATTGATATTAACAGTCAGGATTGGGAATTTATTGAAATTGTTTCTAGCCAGGCAACTTCTTTAGATTACAATCAAGGAGTTACAAATAATAAAATCGAAAACGGAACTGTGACTTTCACTGTCCCATATGATGCTCCTGATATTTTATATTATCAAAGTGTAACAAGTCCAGACAAGTTTGGACGATTTGTCATCGCTGACATTGAATCTAATACTAAGATTGACATTGACAAAGAAATTTTAGGAAAAACAAATTATCAAAGCAGCAATGGAGTGAAATTTACCAACGGATTAGTTGTAGAATTTATGGGAAATGTTACCCCAGAAAAATATTCTTCTGATTCATGGCTAGTTGAAGGCGTTGGAAATAAAATCACGTTGACTAAATTC